GAGATCAGCGCGGCACCGCTAACTGGAACAGCAAGCTGACCGCCGATCAGGTCCGGGAAATCCGGCAGATCGGCGGTAATCAAAGGTTGCTCGGGAAGCGATATGGTGTCGGTCAATCTGCTATCTCTGCCATCATTTTGCGAAAAGCCTGGGTAAATGTTTAACCAGCATTAGGCCCGCCGCTGGGGCCGGGAAGGCTTGGGCCACCCGGCGCGTTGAGCGGGAAGCCGCTCGCCCGCTGCGTCAACTGCCCGTAGGCGCTGGGCATGCGGCCGCTCGCCAGCGCGCCCTTCACCGCCGCCGCCGTCGCGGGGTCAGGCCCGCCGGGCGCCATAGCGGGCCGTACAGGCGCCTGGGGCATCATCGGGGGTCGCGGGCCACCCTGCATGCCCGGCGGCATCATAGGCGGTCCTGCGGGCTTCTGCGGGGGCTGTTGCGGCTGACCCACGGCGGGCGGGGCTGCCGAGGTCGGCGGCGGCAGGTCGCCCAGCAGGTTCAGCGTCGGCACATCGCGCCGCATCGCGTCCTGGAACTCGGTCAGCGCCGGGGCGGGGCTGCCATATTGCGCCGCCGCCGCCCATGTCTTCGCCCAGGCGTCCAGCGCCGCCTTGTCGCGTTCCCGATCATCTTCCAACAACAGCCCGGCCCGCTTGGTCTGCTGGTCGGCGCGGTCGTTCTCAACGTCCGCCGCCGTCTTGTCCTTCTGCACCTGGGCCAGCAGCATCTCGGGGCTGGGGCCTTGCGGCGTTTCGGGCGGCTTGAAGTCCGGCGGCAGGGCTTTGAAGTACGACGAGACGTCGCTGATGCCGACCGTCTCGAGCATCCTGGCCAGCGTGTTGCGGTATTCGGGAATGCCGGCGAGCGGGTTGCTCAGCCCGCCCTGCGCCGCGATCTGTTCCTGCTTCTGGGCAATGGCACCCAGCATCGCGAGCCGTTCCTGCGGCATGCCCTTGCCGCCCACGTTGACGGTCGCTTCCCACATGGTCGCCAGCGCGCGCGGGTCGATGGCAATCCACTCGCCGCGAATGCGAATGACGTTGGGTCTGTCTTGCTGTCTCGCCATCATCTTGAGCAGCCCGGTGTAGAGCGGCGCCAGCCCCGTCTCGGCGAGCGTGCGCGCGACCATGTCGAGGCGGTCCTGCGCGGCGGATGATTGCTGCGACACGGCGATGGGCGCGGTGGACTGCAGCTCGTCGATGGTCAGCCCGGCGCTCGCCTTGGTGATGCCGGTGCGGCTCTCGCGGATGCTTTCAAGGACTTGCAGAACCGGCAGGGCTTCCTTGCCGGTAAAGGGCTTGATCAACTCGGTGACGGCGCCCTGCTGCGCTACGCGGATGATCGAGCCAATGGCGGTTTGCCGCACGTCGGCCATGTTGGCTTGCCCGACCACCATGGTCGTGCGCGGGAACATGCTCTGCCCCAGGCTGTCCAGCACCGCGCGCATCACGCGCGATTCAATCCGTTGCAGGTCCATCACCATGTCGGCCTGCGACGATCCGATGATGCGGCCCGGCTCGCGATACGGCGTGAAGCAGGCCAGCGGCGTCTCGTCCACCCGTTCCCACTGCACCAGCGTGTCGGCATTCCCCAGCATGTGGACGTGGATCAGCTCGGCCTTGTTGTCGCCGTTCGTGTCGGTCCTGATCCAGCCCTCGCAGTAGCGGATGATCGCCATGCTTTTGTCGTTCGGCGGCGCCCCCCGCATGTTGTAGCCCTGCGCCTGGTTGCGCGCGATCATCTCGCGGCGCTGCTGCGGGCGCATCATCGCATCGCGGTGCGCCATCACCTTGTCCTCGGGCAGCCCCATCTCGATGAGGTCAGAGGCTGACACATCCCGCACATGGAAGATCGCCCGCGCGTCCTCGACGGTCGCGGCGTCGGCGACGACCCACACGCACTCGGCGGGCACCGCCTCGACGCGCGGCCAGGCCTGCTGCGATGAGCGCGTGATGGTCGCCGACCAGTATTCCTGCGGCCCGCCCTGTTGCAGGTACATGCCCCCGTTGGGGGTCTTGCCCAGCGCGTCGATCTCGCTCTTGAGCATCGGCCGGCGCACGATGCGCTGCGCCTCGATGCCCGGCTCGCTGAGCAGCAACTGCAACTGCGGCAGCAGCAGCCCCTCGCACACCTCGGTGCGGCTCTCGGCCCGCGCGCCCCAGTGCCAACGCACCCAGCCCGCCTTGCGGGTAAGCGCGTCGAGCAGGCAGTCGTGCAAGACCTGCCAGCCCCTGTTCGCGGTGAACAGCGACCAGCGGCAGTAGTCCGTCGCCTGCCGCGCCAGCGTGGTCGCCAGCTTGTCGTCGCCCGTGATCTCGGCGCTGATCGGCTCGAACGACACCGGGTCTTCAACCGCCGTGAACAGTCGCAGCAGCGAGGGCAGCGTCTGCCTGATCGTGTCCCGCACCACCGTCATGACGATCTGGCTGCGCCCCGTCGCCTCATCGCCGAACGGACGCCCGCTGTAGTATTGGCTCGCGGTAATACGCTCGCGGCTCAGGTATAGATCATAGTTCTGAGCTATCTTGAAGTAATACCGCGCGGTCTCTGCCAGTTCCGCGTCAGTCTTGCCAAGACGCTCGAATATGATCTCCTGCTGCCATGCCGCGCCGGTCGGGCGAATGGCAGGCCGCAGCCCCGCCGCATACTTGCGCAGCCCCAGCGGTAACTCGTCCTCGCCCGTGTCGTTCTCTGGCTCGTCCAGCTTCGGCGGCAGCAGGAACATCTGCACCTGCTCCTGCCCCAGCGTCATGTGCTGCGGCGCGACGCCGGGCGGCACCAGACCGGGTATCTGCGGCATCGGCGGTGGCCCGCCCCCGAACTGCGCCGCCGGCCCCAGCAAGCCCTGCATCGGCTGCCCCGGCGGCGGCGGCATCATGCCAGGGGGCATCCCGTTCATGCCACTCATTGCGGTTCCCCTAATGCTTCAAGCAATCGCTGCATCGCCTCGCGATAGTGGTGCATGCCCTGCACGTAGTGCGTGTAGGGATTGTCACGGGCCATCTTGTCGCGGGCTTCCTCGGCTAACGTCATGCACACCGCCCGGCACATCGCATGGCACTCACGCAGCATCCGTTCCTGTTCGGGGGTCACACGTAATCCCCCGCCGTCAGGTTCATCCTCACCGGGTTGCTGTCGAACAGCCCGGACGTCATGCCACTGGCAATGCCAAGCCCCTGCTCGGCGAACGTGTGGATCAGCGCGTCGGCCGAGTCCGGGGACGGCAGGCTTCGCCCGCGCATGCTGTTCTTGCTCTCGACCTGCATGCGGCCATCGCTCAGGAACTGGTAGCGCGGCGCCACCAGATCCGCCCGCAGGTCGTCGTCCCTCGGCAGCCGCACAGCGCGGCTCTCGAGCCACTCGCGGCACCGCACCCACAGTTCGTCGCGCAACCTGGCGTAGCGGCCCGTCGTGCTGGCCACCTCGGCGACGTTCACGCCCAGGATCGGCAGGTTCTGCTCATGCAGCCGGTCGACCACGCCCGCGCCGATGCCGATCACGTCGATGACGATGAGGTTCGGCCGGCCCGCGCCCGCGCTGTCGTATTCCGCCTTGATCGCCCCGGCGAGTTGCATGGTGTCGAACTGCCGCCAGCGGCGCGGCATCTCGGGCACGACGTTGCCATGGCGTTTGATGAGCACCGAGGCGTCGGACCCGAACCGCGCCACGTCGACGCCCCAGATCACCGGCATGGACGGATCGAGCGGCACGTCGCGCGTCATCGCGTCATCGACGAGGGACGCCGGGATCACAGTGTCCGCATCCGCAACAGGAAATTCCCCGAGAACCCTGACCCTGTAGGCGTTGCTGTCCATGCCGTAGCGTTGCGCGATCTCGGTGACGTAGCCGGGCGCCACGCGCTGGCTGTCGAGACACGACACCCGCATGGTGAACCAGCGGTCGCGCTCCATCATGTGCGCGCGCCAGAAGAAACCGCTGCTGCGGGTCGGGTTGCCGATCAGCAGGGTGACCGCGCCGGGCGACGACATCGAGCCGCCTGCGGCCTCGTAGACGGCCTCGTCAATGCCGCTTGCCTCGTCCGCCACCAGCAGGATGTTGTCCGAGTGTAACCCCGCCATGGCCTCGGGCTTGTCCGGCCTGCTGGTGCGCGCGGTAATGAAGCACTCGGGGTCGGATCTGAGCGTCACGTGGTCGGACGTTATCGTCCACAGATCGCGCCAGCCCAGCGGCAGCAGGTTGAACCACTTGACCAGCTCAGGCCAGAGCGCGTCGAACAACTGCGGCGCGGTCGGCGCTGTGACGGCGACCTTGAAAGGGGCGCGCGTGTTGGCGAACCAGCACATAGTCCAGGCCGCAAGCGCGGTCTTGCCGACGCCGTGGCCCGACCTGATGGCAACGCGTGTGTGGCCCTTGGCGATGGCGCGCAGCACCTCGATCTGCCACGGGTCAGGGTTGGCGTGCAGCACCTCACGCACGAACCCGATGGGCGCGCGTTTGTAGCGGGCGATGGCGGTGTGGAACGGATTGCTGCTGCGGGCGATGGCCTGCGCCCAGTCCTGCGGCATGGTTTCGGCGTGGCTCATTCGTTTGGCGGCGGTGCGTTGAGGTCGAAGGCGCGGGCGTTGGGTTCTGGTTCGTGCGCGATGGTTGGCGAGACCATGTCGGTTGCGCGGTCTTGCTGGCTGACGAGCTGGGCTGCGAGCAGGTGAAGTGTGATGGGCGAGTTGCCGTCTGGGGTCGTAAGCGTCTGCAATGGTTTGCCCCATCCTCGGTCGAGGATGGTGTTGGCTGCCGAGACGCGGG